ATTTAAGTCTCAAAATAAAGTTGGTCATCTACAAAACAAATTAAAGCATTGGACAGTTAGAGATACAAGAACATTCATTGATGCAAAGTTTGATTTTGGTCTAAAGAAGAATGGATTCCCTCCTTGTGCAAACGAAGAGAAATGGGATTCGGTATTTAAAGCACACGATTCTGCATGGGACATATTGGCTGATGTATTAAGATTACAGTCAATCACCAGAGCAGAAAATGATATGGAGCAAATTACAGTATGAAGCTAGAAGTTAAGACAGAAGATTTACAAAAACAACGGTTGTTCGTTGGTACACCAATGTATGGTGGTCAATGTACTGGTTTATATACCAAGTCAACTAATGATCTGAGCATGTTAGCATCTACTCATAAAATTCCACTGAAGTACTACTTTCTATTCAATGAGAGTCTAATTCAAAGAGCAAGGAATTATATTGTAGATGAGTTCCTAAGATCAGACTGCACGCACTTATTGTTTATTGATGCTGATATTGGATTTGATCCAAGAGACGCGTTAGCATTACTTGCGTTACAAGTTTCAGATCCAGAAAAATATGATATCGTCTGTGGACCATATCCTAAAAAGACAATTGCATGGGAAAAGGTTTCTATCGCTGCTCAACAAGGCAACGGTAAAGATAATCCATTTGACTTAGAAAAATTTACATCAGATTTTGTTTTCAATCCGGTTAGCGGAACGAAATCATTCAAACTCTCGGAACCTGTTGAAGTTGCAGAAGGCGGTACTGGGTTTATGTTAATCACAAGAGAGGCGTTAGAGAAATATCGTGACACCTATCCTGAACTTGCATATAAACCAGATCACGTTAGAACAGAACAATTTGACGGTACTCGAGATATTCATGCTTTCTTCGACTGTGTCATCGACCCAGAAACAAGAAGGTACTTGTCTGAAGATTACTTCTTCTGTAAGATGGCTCGCAAAGCTGACCTTTCAGTATGGATGTGTCCTTGGATGAAACTTAACCATGTTGGGTCATATATCTTTAAAGGTGATATGGGAAGTCTAGGCCAATTAGGTGTTACAGCAACTGCTGATAACAAATCTAATAAGAAATCTTACAATCCTATTGACAACGCCAAGTAATTGGTATATAATATACAACAATATTAACTAAATGGAGAAATTTATATAATGAAATTTTCTAACGAAACCTTGACGGTCTTAAAAAGTTTTACTGCTATCAATAAGTCAATCTTATTGTCCAGTGGTAATGTTATTAAGACTATAACTCCAGAGAAAACATTGATTGCGATCGCTGACATACCAGATGAAATTCCTTCTGATGCGTGTGTTTACGATCTTTCAAGATTTTTATCAATTTTATCTCTGTACAATGATCCGGATGTGGAGTTTTTTGATAAATACTTTATTATATCGGAAGGTAAGCGCAGAACTAAGTACGTGTTTGCTGATCTCTCGATGATCCATACTCCACCAGAAAAGGATATTACTATTCCTTCTGCTGATGTAACGGTATCGGTCACTGACGGAGATTTGTCTTCAGTATTGAAGGCAGCAGGGGTATTACAATTTTCAGAGATTGCATTTGTAGGCGAAGGCGGCAAGTGTTATCTGAAAGCGATCGACAGTTCCAACAACGGTGCAGATGACTTTGGTATCGAAATTGGTGAAGCTGTTGATGATTTTCAAATTATCATTAAAACTGATAACTTGAAATTGATGCCGTTAGATTATGAGGTTACTCTTTGTTCAAAAGGTATCTCAGAATTTAAAGGAAAAGGTGTTACGTATTACGTAGCGATAGATTCAAAGTCGACTTATAACAAAAGGTAAACATTATGAATGAACCAGTACAAGGTAATTTTGGCCAAGAAGGTCAAGAACAAGAAGTGGTAATCAATCTTGGAGATTTATCTACTGTGTTGCAGATTATTGACATAGTCTCACAACGTGGTGGATTCCAAGGGCAAGAACTTGCCGGTGTTGGAACGCTAAGAAATAAACTCGAAGCATTCCTACGTCAAAAAGGACCTCAGCAACCAGACGCGCGAGCGATTGGTGAACAGGATGCCGCCATTGATGTTTCAGAGCCCGCCCAAGGCGAGTTAGCTGATAAAGTTGTTGGTTAAACAATAACTCATTTCTCGAGAAGTGAGGGTGGAAACACCCTCGCGTTTTCTCAAATTTTTTATATTATGTTTATGGTGAATTATGATTGATGCAAAATCAAACGAAGTCTTATGGGTTGAGAAGTACCGTCCACAAATCGTTGATGATACTATTCTACCAAACAAGACAAAAGAAACATTCCGTAAGTTCGTATCAGACGGCAGTGTTCCAAATCTATTATTAACAGGTGGTCCAGGTGTAGGTAAAACTACAATTGCCAAAGCCATGCTTGAAGAACTCGGTTGCGATTATATCGTAAAGAATGGTTCTCTTAATGTTAATATTGATACCCTCCGATACGATATCTCAACATTCGCTTCCGCAGTATCTCTAACAGGTACAGGTCGTAAGTATGTAATCTTCGATGAAGCAGATTATTTGAACGCAGCTAATGTCCAACCGGCATTACGTAACTTTATTGAAGAGTATAGTTCAAACTGTGGCTTTATCTTTACTTGTAATTTCAAGAATCGAATTATCAGTCCATTACGTTCAAGGTTATCAGAAGTAGACTTTACTATTGATACAGCTGACCGTCCACAAATGGCTATGGAGTTCTTCAAAAGAGTTAAGGCAATACTTGACCAAGAAGAAGTCGAATACGATACTAAAGTTGTTGCTAAAGTAATTGAGAAACACTTCCCTGATTTCCGTAGAGTATTAACTGAACTACAATCATACGCAGCTTCTGGTAAAATTGATGAAGGTATCTTTGTTAATTTAAAACAAGAATCTATTGATGATGTATTTCGTTTACTCAAAGCAAAGCAATTTACTGAAATGCGCAAATGGGTTGCCAAGAACTCAGATCAAGATATGAATGAAATGTTTCGTCGTATCTATGATATGTGTTCTGATAAGGTAACACTACAATCACAAGCAGGCTTTATTGTTACTCTTGCTGATTATATGTACAAGTCAGGATTGGTTGCTGACCAGGAAATTAATATGGTCGCGTTCTTAACTGAAGTTATGATTGAATGTGAGTACACATAATGATTGGAAAACTTGAATGTTTTAACTGTGGTACCAAGACATCCAAAAAGAAATCATTTACAGTTGAAATGAATACTGAAGAAGGCAAAACTAAACTTACTCTTTGTGATAAGTGCGGTTCTCGCTTCGACGTTATGGTAAAAGAATACGAGGAGCTGATTGATGAAAGATCTAACACCCTTTGATTTTATGAACGCTGCAAGCTTTTCTAAGGAAGATTTAATTCGCAATAGCGATATACCTGAACACACTGAAAAGATGTATACGCCTTATGTAGTGAACCGTGGCTTTACTAATTTCGAGGACACCATCTTACATGCAAACGAAATGAACATGCGTCATGGTTTGTTTGATGGAGCACAGTTTGATTATTATCGTTCTGTACTTCGTAAGCGTAAGAGGTTCTCTAAATGGCCTAAGGCTGATAAGGACAATAACCTAGATGTTATCCAACAAGTATATCAATGTAACCGAACTGTTGCCAAACAATATCTTAAAGTATTGAATAAAGAACAGCTCCAAACTATCCATGATAAAGTTAATGAAGGTGGCTAAGTTATGATTATTATAAATAATCTGATATGGTATAATACCATTGCCACTAACTATAATAATTAACAGGTGAATATAAATCATGGACACAGATATTTTCAAAGGAGTCGGTGTCGAAGTTGAATTACCCACGCAGGATTCTTTCCTTAAGGTAAAAGAAACATTGACTCGAATTGGCATCTCAAGCCGCAAGGAAAAAAAGTTATATCAGTCTTGTCATATCCTACACAAACAGGGTAGGTACTCAATACTACATTTTAAAGAATTGTTTATTTTAGACGGAAAGCATAACACGTTAACAGAAGAAGATATATCACGTCGTAATACGATTGTGAACTTATTGGAAGAATGGGAACTTGTTAAGATCGTCGATCCTTCAAAAACGAAAGATCCGGTTGCTTCTCTAAATCAAATTAAAATCATTTCATTTAAAGAAAAGAGTGATTGGGATCTGACAGTCAAGTATAATATTGGTAAAAAATAACTATTGACATTTCCACATAACTGTTATATAATATAACAAATAGGAACATATATTATGAATGTTTACAAAACACGCGATAACGCAACACTTCCAGAATACGCAACCATTGGTTCTGCATGCTTTGATATTAAGGCATGTTTAACTGTAGGTGAACGTGTTAGGTCTTATACTCCTTTCAATAAGGAAGTAGATGTAATAGTGAAAAAGAATGGCTTGGCCATTACACCAGGTACAAGAGTACTTATTCCCACAGGACTTATATTTGACATTCCGGTAAATCACGTAATGGAAATGTATATTCGTTCAAGTGTAGCAACAAAGATGGGATTGACATTAGTTAACAGTGTCGGTATAATTGATTCTGATTATGTCGACGAAACGCATATTATTGTACACAATGTGTCAGATACCGTGGCACATGTTCACGACGGCGACAGATTAGCACAATGTAGATTAGCAAGCGTTACACAACAAGACATTAAAGAAGTAAAGAAGAAGCCTGGAACCAAGACAGATCGTAAAGGTGGTATTGGTTCAACTGGTAGATAACATAAAGCCGGTATAGCTCAGTTGGTAGAGCAACTGACTTGTAATCAGTAGGTCCTGAGTTCGACTCTTAGTGCCGGCACCATTATTTCAAGGAAGATGATCGACGTATCAAGTGGTACGTTTCTTCAATTAGTGGGTAGGAAACCACCCCCGGAAGTACTTTGTAATAAGGAGAGAAGGCTATGAAGTATATACTATTCGTATTGACCTTTTTTGTTATGGGCTGTAGTTCAGTCGGCAATGTTGTCGATGGAACAACTGGTATTATCAGCGGTGTAATCAAAGACGTATCTGATGTAACAACATATACTCTTGATGCAGCTAGCGGTGCAGTTAAAGCAGCA